CCCAGGTGTAGAAACCTAGAATCTCCTTAAGGGAGAAAGGAAACTACTTGACAAAAGAAGTCCTTCACAGGACAACTTGAGTCCATCCGTTAGTCAGCCGTTCACGGTACGGAACCGTGTATTCGGTGCCACGATCACTGTAGAAGCCTGGGGATAAAGTACCCAGACGGATCAGTGAATCCTGCAGATGATACCAATCATCAAATTTCCCTTTGTCTTTCGACGGGGAAAGCAGGGAGTGCCGGGTTTCCCAACGTTGGAGGTCGCGATTGAATCGCATACTTCCTTCGAAGAGAAATACTTCCCGAGAACTCAGAACATACTCATATATACCTTGCGTATCTGGGTTGTTACTTAAATGTAACGATCCCAGGGCACAACGTACACGTGCGTATATTCTCGAAGCACAACGCTGGTACCCCGCGATCCGTAGCCGTTTGGCTAGGGAACATAGGGAAACAGCGTCTGAATAGGATTTGAGACCAGCTACCTTCATACGAAACGGGGTGATATCGACGCCTCTAAAGGCTTCGACACCACAGGATTCTCTAAAGAATCCATGCCTGAACGTCTTGTTCATGTTGGGGATAACCCCAGCAGTGATCAATCCGAGCAGAGCTCCCAGATGGTATTTTGAAGGATAGATGATATCATCTCCGAAGACATAGATCTCACTACAGTTAATACCATAGTGACTTCGTATGCTAGCTCGAACAATTGCCCAGAAGACTAAGCTCTGAACGGGGAACGTTAAACAATTCCCCATAGGAGCGAATTTTCTAAGGCGATGAACACGTCCATCAGGTAGCACTACATCAGTGGCACGACATGATTCGAAGAAAGCAGATGCAGAACCGAAAAGGTACTGCACAAGCTTAAGACTAATCCTATCGCTTGCCTCCTTTAGATCAAGCGTCACAAAACGCCTGTCCGAGGAGGATTCAAGAGCCTTTTGTCCATTAATACTCTGATTTCTTAGGTTTATAGCCTTTGAAGTTAGAGGATCTTTGGATATTGAAGACTCAAGAACCTGACGTAATCCTTGTTGAATCCATATCGACTCACACGGGTGCACGCAAATTAAGCGTGGACCGCGAGAGTCTTTAGGGACCATTACAAGGTTGCAAACTATACTGTTCAACTCCTGCATCTTATTATCATTAGCAACCATGACATCCCACCAAAATGATGGGATACCACAGAAGTACTGATCGTAAGGATACACTTGCTGAATGGAGGTATAGACTGACGTGAAACGACTCTTCTCACGGGGTAGCCGAGGCGGAAAAACCGCACCGGGGCCATGTGAAGGAGTTATCTCACTCCAATCAGCCTTGTGAATAACACGGCTGATTAGTTGACGGGCCTCCCTAAACAAGAAACTATTGGGAACTAACTTTAAGGTATAACCCTCAAAGTGTTGATCCCAAACGTCTATCGCTAGGTCGGTCTCAAGAAATTGCTCTGTAGCAACTTCTCGTTGTTCACTAGTTGGCTCGAGCTCGGCCTTATAGCAGAACACAAGCAACTGTCGTAGTGCACGCAACACACCTGGGTCCTGATGTAGGACGAAGGCCTCAAAGAGTGGATTTAACCACTCAGGGAAGGAGGGACGTTCTGTCTCTCCGTGCTCAATGTACTGCAACAACTGCTTATCTAGCTTAGGACCTTCTATAAGGACCCAACTCATACATAAGTCAACAGGGGCATCCAAGTGGATCCTCGTTAACTCACATATGTCGGCTAGCAGGCATTGATATGTATCAATTAACATGCTCATAGGATTATTCCTCATACCTGATCTACTTCGTAGTGACACGATGATTAATCGTGGCCCTTAACTCTTCAATGTCCCCGAAGGGACTGGAAGAGGATTAGGCTGTGGACTGTTGGTATCAACCTTGAGGCGCAAGCTAGCATCGAAGTTCGAAGGAAGTGCTGGAGAAGCACAACCAACGAGCCAGATGAGAGCAAGAACCGCAAGGATATCAAACAACAGGATAACTGCAACAACTTTCATGGGTTAGGAGCGTTTTACTGCTCCTTATTCACGAAAATAGCTGTGCCGAGGCCCAGCTGATCTGTCGCAGCGGTGTCCGACGCCAGAAGGAGAACCAACGACTTGATTGCACGCTGAACAGCGGCAGTCAAATCGACGGATCCTTCTGGAATCGCCATCACCACGTATGCTGATACGGGGGCAACAGTGCCGACCGCATCGATGACGATATTTTCATCAAACCGCACCACAGAGCGGGTTCCTTTGACTTTCGTCTTGGAATCCACATATGGTGAATGTTTGATGGAGAGCACTACCGGAAGGCCAGGCGCAGTGCCTGACTTGCGACGCTCGGAACCCGCAACTTTGTCTGAGAAGACGCTGTTGTAGGTTCCAATACCGACTAGGACTGGATTAGATGTCATGTTATATAATAGGGTCAAGGACCCCTGTTTGACTGTACTAACGTACTATCATCTGAGGTTCGCCACACGCTGGTGGAGCAAGGCTGCTAAAAGCGAGCCTTGTTTCTTTCCAAACCTACCTGAACCGCCCACCCAAAAGGATGGTGCGACAGGTACACGGTGGTATAACGTTATATCACTTCGGCCATACTCCGCTCCATGGCGGCTGTCATAGTAGCTAGGGCTATTGGGTATATAAACCCTAACCGTAGCAGCTATTTCAGCTTTAGTGGAGATGCAACCATCAAGTGCCTTCTTGAAACCACCCGTAAGGGTGTTATCAATATTGTCGATGATGGAGGAGGAGTCTACGAACCAGTCTAACACAAAACTGTAAGGAATTGCTTCCCACAGTGCAGATGCTGGACCAGCGGATAAGAAGCGCTTCAATAGATAATCAAGCTTGCGAAAGCCTGATGTTTCATAATGAGTCGAATCTTCCCCGCTGACAGTAGCTGTTTTCCTACAATGCGACTCATTTGAAAAGAGTTGCAATAAGGATGTGCTAGAATTATTATCGTACGGGCGGCTATAGTAGGGACCAAACACATCCAACGTGCTCCAGGACACAGTCCCAGAGCAAGAAGCATGTGCTGTTCTCTTCTTGGACCTCTTGTTATGGCGTTCCAAATCAGACTTTAAAGTCTTCATTGAACGCGCCATTGACTTGAGATCAGCTAACAACGGAGCGACACCAAAACTATACGCTAGGTAACCATTGGAGATAGCTCCAGGGGTATTCTTAAGCATATAGCGAGTTTTCTGGCCAAAGAAGGCTTGCGCCTTCTTCATGTCAGGAGCAATTCTCCAGGTTCCCAATCTCTTCGTAAAAATACGACGAGGAGGGATCCAGAGCAGAGCTTGCCTAAACTTGTCGCCTAGACCACGAACCATATCAACAGTCTGACCAGATTCACGGATGTTGGTGAAGTTATCAACTTCATTGCCATCCATGAACCTATGCCTGGCTGCATTCAATAATTCGCTATCGGACTGAGGATACGTCATAGTAAAGTGCCGATCATCAGGCAAAGCCTGAAAATTAGCACCAGCAGGAAGCGGTAACGTGCGCTGGAGCATATTCGGACCATCAAAGGTCCAATGTTGCCCTCTATCGCCAGTTACAACATTCCGTGGAGACTTAGTTTCTACAAATGCCACATCAGGATAAACCTGACGAACAACTGTATGAACTACCTCCTTCATCTGCGGTCCCTTAACGGGATCGTCAACTATCGTTTCAGAAACGAATTCCGTAGGACGTCCACCACCCAAATTGTACAGGTTAGTATCTAACCCGGACCAATCGAATGGAGGAGGATCCAACGTTACTTCGTGATGAACATAGCCAGCACCAGTGCTGACATGAACGTTCTCAGACCGACTACGAGTTCTCATGTGATTTAACAGAGGAGGCACCCACCAGGGT